CTGCACCATAATCTTTAAAATTAGCAATTGCTTGAGCCAGCAATGTATAGCTATTTATCGGAGTTAACGTTGTGCCGCTTAGTCCTGCGTAATAGAATCGATAGGGCCCAGATTGAGTTTGTTTAACACCAAAATTTGAATTTTGAGGGTCATTAATGACCACACCGCTAATGGCATTCAATCCAATATCATATTCAATTGCAGTACCCAATTCTTTAATGGCGGCTTCATCGAACCGGTCAATATAAGAACGCGCATTGAAAATAAATTGTTGGTCTGTAAACGCACTTGAGATATTGTAAGCTTGACTGCAAGTCAATGAGACGACTTGTTGAACGGAAGGCTGCATTGTTACTACTAAACCGTTGTAACCTAAATAACGAGCTGGCGCATCATAGGTTACTGTATCGCCTAAATTTGCGGTCAAGTCATTGAAATTTTTGAAGCGTTTATTAGTATTTGCAATAAGCGCAAATTCATTTAAAAGATAAGCAAGTTCTGTTTTTTGATACGTCTGTACATTTTGCAAACCATTTTGTGGGACAGCCATGATAAAAATCCTCGATTTTTAGATAATGGCTGTCTCTCATAACGAAATTTTATCGTTTCCAGGGTGGATTTTTTCTTAAATCACCAATGGAAAGATCGGAGCCATCATCTACACCAACATTTGATTGTGCTAGTTGACTCAAGGGCTCTCTTGCATGTTGAACTTGCTTTCCTTTGTCATTTACTTTAATCGACTCGGAAAGTTCTCTTAATGCTTGACGGGCTAAATGTGGTTGCGTAGATAATAACGATTCTAATTGCATCAGTTGCATCGGCTTGTTTTTAGCAAGTTCATATATGACATCTGTGCCATTATCAATTTCAGTGGTCAATCTCGCAACCGTATGCGGAATCGCACCAAAATTGATGTTCTTCGTTACATCATCAAAATCACTGTATTTTTCTTTCCCTGCGTCCATTTTAGAGGTGAAATTATTAACCAGTTCATTTACTTGTTTTTGCTGCACTTGTTCTTCAGCTTGGCGCGCCAATGTTGATAATTCATTTTGTAAAGCTCCTTGTATCATTTTCGATACGTCATCTTTACTCACATTCGCTTGTTGGGCTGGAACAGGTGCCGCATTATTTGAAGAACCAGACTCATATTTTTGTCTTAATTCATCAAGTCTGCGATTACCTTCATATTTCACTGATTTAACAATTTCATCGACTTTACTTTGCGATATCATTTTTTCGACAGGAGCTGTATAGCTTTCTGTTGAAGAAGATATCCCAGACGAAGATTCGGAACTCTGATTTTGACTTACGTCACCCACATTTTCTTGGGTCATTTAACACCTCTTGTTGACTATTGCCCCGTCACGGTTATCCCCACTACGCATGGGTCTCGTTATGGTCTGCCCTACATAACGCATAGGTCTCGACTATTTTTAAATTCGGATAGCTCCGTAGCTGTTGTATTTATAACACCGTTTTTTACTATTGTAAAGAAATAGTAAAAAAATAGTAAATTATCTGTAAGTTTTTTCAGATTGTGATTTTTTAGCTTGTTCATTCTTATGGTGCATCGACAATAAATCTATGGCATGAGTATGCTGTTGATGGTTCATTTTTAAGATCGATTCAGACGCCGTTCGTGCATTTTCAGCCTGTATTTTATTAGCTTCTAAAGTTTGGTCGTCAGTCATTTTCCCAATTTGAGCTAATGCCAGCATCCGTTCAGTAGCCAACCCTTCTTGTTCATTAGAAATTCGAGCGGAATCTAATTGAGCATCAATTTCAATTTTTTTATCTTTTTGACTCAATTCTCGATCTTTAAGCGCGGCGGGATTCATCATTTTTGCCATTTGCGCTTGTTCAGCCTGTTGTTCCTGTAATTGTTTCATGAATTGAGTTGCTGACTGTTTCAGTTGATCAATGCCACGAATATCGATATTGTCCAAAAATATATCTAATCCATATTGATTGATGAATTGTTGGAATAAAGGCGATTCTTTCGAAAGTTGTATAATAACGTTCAACGCTTTTTCTTGTTGTATGGCGAAATTAACACCCGCACTGATCTTGATTTGCAACGCATTGGTATTATATTTAAGAGGGATCCCCTGTTCATGGTTTACCAAAACATATTCTTTACGACCTGCCGAATCAACTATGGGAACTGTCCGTGGTGTTTTATAATATTTGGGGATTAAATCAACGATAATTTGTGCCGTTTGATTAAGACCTTTCAAAAACCCAATAATGTACGGCATTGCTGCGGCATTAGATTGAGTTGCCCCTTCTTGTATTGCAAGCCCGCTCAATTGATTATTATTAATACCTAACGCAGCATCATAACTTCCTAAAATACTTTGCATCACTTTACTTGCCGACATAAACGTATTGGTCACTTCAGGTGGTGCTGGGGTACGTTGCACTTCACGAGGAGGGGGAATTTCTTTACCTGTTTCATCTACATGATTAAATACAAGAACATTGGCGACTTGTGGATTTCGATAAGCATCTTGATAATTTTTAGGAATTGCTTTTTTAGCCACAACCCATTTATGTTGAACAATATTTTCAAGTTCATTCGCCAAACTTTGACCTGAAAAGTTCATCAATCGTTGAATGCCTTCAGCATTTTTAACATAAGAGCGCGTAATTTCTTTTGCATTACCTTGCCCAGAATCTCTAATAATGGACGCATTTCCACTGAAATATACTAATGGAAGATGGTTATAATCCGTTTCTTCTTCCATCAGAATTTTATTCTGAAGTACTTGGGCATGATAAATAGTCGTTAACATGGTTTTTCGTGGTTTCCCCTCAATTCCAGGGGCTTGCATAAACATTCCTTTAGCATTAAATTGTTCCACCATTTGATCGTAATCATCCGTGGTCATAACATCACCCGTTACTAATCTAACGATAGTGGCTTTTTTTTGTCTTTTTTCAAAAAAATCACCAATTAATGCAATATCATCTTCAGCGCCTGTGAAGCACCAATTAAATCCCCCTATTTCTTTAGTTACTTTTAAATCTTTAATAGCTTTACTGCCAAATTCCTTTTCAATATCGCTGATTCGCTTAGGATAAAGTTCAAAACAATAATTCCCATCACATTTTGATGATTCACGCGCACACACATCAAACCCACACAGCGTTGGATCGAACACTTTTTTAACTTTAATTTGTTGATTAAATGACATGGGATTAGTGTAATCGGTATAGACCTTCCAAACGCTAAACCCTCCACTGAGTGTTTCTTTGTAAGTCTCATATTCTAAATAATCTGTTTTTGCATCATCAAATATGGATCGAGTAATACCTTCAACCAATTTAGGCATGCGAGGATCCATTTGCTGCAATCCATCTTCTTGTCTGACTTCAATGGATGGCTCTTGTTTAGAAAACTCACCGCACAATCGAGATACGTAGGCTTCACAGATATTAAATTCTAATGTGGGACGCCCTAGCTCTTTTAATAAAGAGATCTGATCTTCGGTTAAGGTACTTTTGTATAAAAAACGCCTAGAACGATTATAATCTTCATAATTATCTCGATTAGTGATGTAACTTTCTTCAATCCTTTTTTTAACACTTTTTAAATAATCATCAGTGTTCATATAATCGTCCTCTCATTCGGTTTTCTTTTTTATAATGTGATGTAATTTTTTCTAAAATTCGGTCACTATCATCGTCATAATCCACAGCAATCACAGACTGATCGATAAGCGCTATTTTCACTCCGTCATATAAAGTGTCGGCAATATCATCAAAAGCATGGGAATTGTTAGCGGTTATTTTGCTGCAATGTTTAATGCACATTTCAGTGTGCCGAGCAAATTTAGGTAAAGAAATGAGTCCTTTTCGAACGTGATATTGGATATTTAGAAAGCGATCAATTTTACTGCCACTGTGTGCAGGACGTTCAATAGGGCGGATATTAAGTCCTCTAATTTTTCCTAATACCGAGATTAATGTCACTCCTGTAGATTTTTTCTCTATAGCGGCAAATGAAGGTTTTACTTTATAAGTCATACAGCGAGAATAAAATTGCAGAAACTCAGCCTCTAATTCAGAAGGCTGCACTCTCATTTCTTCACAATCGATCCAATGCAGAGCATATTGATTAATTTCTCTATGGAAATCATTCAATTTATACAAACCCCAGAAACTAAAAACAGACGCATCGTTGCAAGTTTTCTCCGTTTCGGCGGTATCGCAGGTAATAAAGGTGGCGATGATGTCTGGATCTTCGTGCATCAGGTAAAAATCATCTTTTTTGAAGATACCACCACCTGACGGAATGGCATTTTGTTGATATTGAGAGGCATACATGTACGGCTGGTATTTTTCAAAACCATCTAACATGGCTTTACTGGTTGCCATAGGATTTAAAATATTACCTACTTCATCCCTCGCGGCTAAAACAACTTTTTTCCAATTCCCACCATCCCTATTTTCTCTAAAATAATAAGTCAAATCATCTTCATGCAATACTTGAGCTATTAGCAAAAGCGGTACATTAGGAGCACGCGGACGAGGTAAAATAGTTTCTTCATAATTCGTTATGACTTTTTTTCGAACAGAATCACTGTGAACTTCATCGGGTTTGTGCATATCATCCATGATCCCAGCACCCGTAAATCGGTTTTGATTCGGCAATCCTGCATCTTGTCCCGTAATACCTCCCGAACTACCAAATGCTTTTACCGCGCCGCCCGCTGTGGTTTTAAAATCATCTTTAGCCGATGAATCACGACTAATTTCGACATTAAACAATTTTTTGTAATAGGGTAATTGCATAATGCCTTTAATATTGGCCGTATGTTTAGCAGCTAAATCATGTGCATAACTGATATAAAGAAATTGGCAATCCCCATAATGGGCAAAACACCATGCTACAAAATAAGAAAGGATCGTGCTCTTATAATGTCCTGGAGGTACATTAATGAGTAATCTATTGGTTTCAAGATAAAAAACCTTGGTCAATTCTCTACAAATGGTCACAATATGACATTCACGGCCCACAGGTTCAGGTAATGCAAATTCACGACCTGTTCTTAATTGAAAAAAAGTACGAATGAAAAGCAATAGAGAGCCTAATAATTGAGCTTTTGCTTCTAATATTCCATGATTTTGCGATTCTGGAGTTATCAGCATTCTTTTTTATGTTTTGCTAGTAACGATTCCAATATGGCGTTTCCTTCTGCAATATCTGAATCTTTTTTTAGACCATGAATATATTGTTCAGGAGCATGATGCCCTTGCATGCGGTTCATTTCATTGATGCAATTTTTGGAGATATCCGGTCTATTACCTATATGCGTAGTAGCATCTGGAGGGGTGGAAATATGAGCTAATCGCCATAAATATTTCAATTTATCTTCAAAACTGACATCAAACTTCTTTTCCATGGCTTCTACTCTCTTCTTTAAATAATTTTTAACGACCTCTCGCCCCAAATAAATATAAGATTGTCTTCTATCATTTTTACCCAGAGCCTTCATGGTTCTGGACATATCCAGACCATTCATTAAATACGCATGGCAAAATTCTCTTTCGCGACAATTGAGTCCATCTTCAAAAATTTCAGCCTGAAGAGTGTGTTTAGGCATCTTTTTTTGGCCTTCCCCGTTTAGAATTTAATAATTTAGGCAATGCGCTAGTTATTGCGTAAGTAGATTGCTCAGGCGCTACAATTGGTCGATGAGGATTTAAATCCCAGCCGGAAGCTTTGCATTCCAAGCATAGGATTTGATTAAAATCCCTAGCAACAGTCCGTCTGCCTTGACATACATGACATTTTTTGTTCATTTAATGAGATTTTTTAAGTAATATTTAGTTATTGTATAGCAAATGAAAAGAAATTGTAAAGATTTAGTAAAAAAATAGTAAATGTAAAATATTTGAAAATTGTAATACAATTATTTTTAGCGTGCTATAATCATGATTTAAGTGAAATATGGCTAAAAAAATAGTATATAGGCGCGGAAGACCCCAAAAAAACTCAATCAAAGAATTTACTAGGGTGATTTCATTTAGGATGAAGCAATCTGTTATTGAGGCATTGGAGCAATTGACTGAAATTTATAATGAACATATAGGGCAGAACATTTCTAGATCAGAAATGTTGGAAATTTTAATAAAAAATGACATGAGGCAATAATGGATAAAATAGAAACTAGATATATTACTGTGTCGGATTGGTATAAATATCATGATTATCCGTCAGCAGGTAGTCTTAGAAATTTCATACATAATAAAAATATAAATGGATTTGACAAAGTAATTGTTAAAATAGGCAGAAGAATTTTAATTGATGAAAAGGCATTTTTTGATTGGGTCAAAAGCCATCGAGAATAAAATCAATACATTTTAGTCATCATTTTTTTAGGCTTCTGAGTTTTTTTCGATTTAGGTTTTTTATATTCTCCTGCTTCTGAGTAAGCAATAGCAGCGGCCTGTTTTGATGGTTTTCCAGCATGAATTTCAGTTTGAATATTTTTACTGATCGTTTTTTTAGACTTCCCTTTTTTTAATGGCATTTCAATCTCCGTTATTTAAAAAAAGACGGTGCCTAATACGTGTCGTTCCTGCCTTCTACATCCAACCGATGGAAGAACTCCAGCAGGCACGTAGTAGGGCCTACCCATCTTAGTGACAGAACAACCATTAGCAAGTCTCTAAGGATTAAAGAGAATGATCGCTCTGTCAATGATTATTTTAGGTCATAAACAATAAATATTCAATAATTATTTATCAACACTTCCTTTACTGATCCAATGAGTAACGGCCGCAATGATTAACTCGCCAATTTCTTTTTCTTGTTCCACATTAGCATGACCCGTCAAATAAATATTATATAAAAAATCAATTCCAAATAAAAAAAACAATCCTATGGCGATGATTGGAAATACCATGGCATTAATCATTTTCTGAGTTATCATTAAAGTTGCTCAAAAAAAAATGGCAATATCGGGTGGATTTAATATTGCCAAGGCTGGTTGCTGCTTAGGGTAACACTCGATATAAGTATTACTGACTATACCGGCAAATGTCAAGTTATTTTAGTATTTATTTTGGTTTTCGTTTCCAAAAGCATTTCTTAAGATGATGTATTTAGCTTCCTCAATGAGCGATATAGCTTCTCTTTTAGTTAAACACCCATAATCAATTCGGATCTCATGACCTGTGTCATGAAAAATAATCCATTTTGCTTTCTCACTAGCTAATAAAGTATTAATTCCTCGATTTGTTGTTTCTTCGATTTCTTTTGAATCATCGCAAATTAATTTTAGAATAGGATTTTTATCAGCCATTGCATTTATCTTTACCAGAAATTATATCTAAACATAGAGTATTAGCATAAACAATAAGTTGTACACCTTCAATCATAGTTAGAGCACCGCTATCAAGATTGGTCATACCATTAGATTGATTAATAATAATCCATTTCGATTTTTTGTTATTAATAATAACCTCTATTCCTCTTTTCATTGCTTCTTGAATTTCTACTGGATGATCAGAAATGAGTCCTGAAATAGAGCGATTATCTATCAATTTGTTTGTTTCCATCGATTATTAAATCCTCACATATTTGGTGACATAGTTGTTTATAATATTTTTTAATATGCTCATGATCAACTATACTCATCACGATAAACTCATAAAAATTGTGCACTTCGTCTATATTTGAAATATCTATCAATAGTGCAGTCATTAATTTATTCATAAAATGGTTCGCTTAAAAATCAAACAAGATACTTTTCATTATCAGTGGTGAACATAGGGAGAATCCTCTTCAATAATTCTAAAATGAGTAATATGTTTTAAACTAATGGCATCTAGTATATAATTTATTCCTAATAATCTGGCTTCATCACAAGACATTCTTATATAAATGTCAGCATACTTTGCATAACAAATAAGTTCAAATTTCACTTGATCGCCATATAGTTGAAATATTTTTCTTCGAGTAATTTTAATCAATTTTTTTGTATCAATAAAATCTTTATTTACGCATAACAGTTTCAAGATATCTCCTATGTACATATTTAAACTCTATTATAGACATATAACAAACAGTTGAGCCGTCAAAAAACATCATTAAGAAGAACATTATACCCAATAACCAATTTGGTACGAATAAAAAGACTCATTAATAATTTAATTTGTAACATCTCTTCAGCCATCCTTCTAGTTTGCTCTCTTGAGTTTTATCATGAGCCGCTATGCACCGAAACAAAGATTCTCTAGAAGAAATTAAGCATCTTACAAAAGATTCCAGATCGCAAAGTTGTCTGAAATGATATCCATTTATTTCTGATAATGTATTTTCACCGAATTGACCATCAATTTTTATATAATTGATTTGTTCGTTTGATGCGCATAAACTTCTCTGAACTAATTCAGCAGCTTTGTACGGCCCATGCTGAACGTGCATATCGAAAATGTAATTACAAATAACTTGTCTGTCTATTTCTTCATATATTGGTAACCAGAAATAATTTTTATAAATTAATTTAGCTCGCTCTATAGATAAATATAAAATATAATCTTTTAAAAATGAGGGCTGATCAAATAACACACGAACTGGAAGATAAGCTATTTTTCTTTCATCATTAGTACGTATTGGAAGCTCATCTTTTGGCTTCAAATTAAACAAAAACTTTTCAGATATCCCAAAATTGGTAATGCCGCCCAAATCGGTTTTATCTGTTGATAAACCTTTTTCATTTTCTAGTACATAATTTACTGCGATGTCGAATTTAATTGTCATTTAATAATCCCATCCAATCTATCAGCAACCAACTTAGCATAGCCAGCAATATCAATCCAGCTATCGCTATAATCAGCATCGCCATTTATGATTCTGCCTATTTTGTGGGCTATCATGTCTAAGGCTTCTAGTTGATCATCTTGTAATATCTTACTTCTTTCGCACAGTTCTTGATTAATGATACGCTTTATACGTTGAGTAACTTCAGCATGACTTGTAAATTTACCATAACGATGGCCTCGCTCTTCGAGAATGATATCAATTTTGTTGGATATATCAGATTGCATATTTATTCGATCTCCCAGATATTTAATTCATGCACTGTTATATGGATCCACACTTCACAGCTATCTTGGATTTCTTTTTGACCTATTAATGCTTTTTCAAAGCTATCACAAAAACCGTGATAATAATTCTCATACATATTGAAAAGACCATAAACTATTTTAATATCTGCTTGGAGGATTTCCATTTTTTAAGTCCTGTATTACCTGACCATGAGTTTTCATATTCGGTGGCGTCAAAAATGTACCCTTGTCGTCCCATATTTTATAAAATACATATTCGGAGCTTTCTGATTGATATAGTAATTCAGATTTATAGCAGTTATAGGATGTATGTATTGACATCACAAAAGAAATAGACGCTACTAAACAACAAGATAAATTAATAAAAGATAATGTAGGATCAAACCAACACCGCCATACTACAAATATATCAAACAATAAAATAAAAAAAACAATCCCAGGCCATAAAAATATTAACAGAACCTCTTTAATGGACATTTTCACATCCATCCTGTGCCCTTAACACTATTTCATTGGAATCATAAATCATGTAATTACCAACCATTTCTATAGTCAAATGAGAATTTTCACATTATAGCTAATATTTTTTCTTCACACTCACAACAAGGTGTTTTTTTTCCTTCTAAGTGTAATATTCTGTGACCATATTCCTTATTATTTATTATTTCTTCTATGATCATAAAGCGTCCTTTTAATTTACATCATTATATCACGTGAAACATGAAATATTAAACTGTGGCGTATAATGCTAAAATAATTAGATCCATATTAATACATACCATTAGAATAATTCCAGTGTAATTTCTAGGAATATGTAATAAATTTAAAAAAAACATTACCGATAATAATAGCATATTGATAACTAATAATACTATCGGAAATATAAACAGTCTTTTTTTAGCATTAATCGATGTCCTATTTTTTTCAACTAATTTAGTCATCTTTCGATTACCCTATAATATTAACTTTGTTGTTTTCTCCAAAAAATCTGAAATAGAAACCAATATCATATCTTGAAATCGCAACCTATCTTCTAACTGGATCATCATCATGTGAGGACTTTCAACTAATTTCTTATGAGTCAAAACAATATGCTCTATATCATAGATTAAAATATCTAAATTTTTTTTAACAGCAGAAACTATTTCAATTTCACTCATTAATGCGGCCCTGATCAATTAATTGCATTTCTATCATTCTTTTTATTAGATCCTGAAATAGTATCGCAACCATATCAACAGTCATTAACATCAAATTAAACCTGAAAATAAGACTTTTCTGCTCTTCGGATAAGTCGGATTCTTTTTTACTATATTTATTAAATTTTATTCCTATTTCTTCAATTATTTTATTTACTGTTCCAAAAAGATCTTGAATAACTTTCGAATCAGAAATAATTTCCAATATTAAATCTTCAAATATTAAATTTTCAGTTTTTTCTATTGTCATTTTTTAACCTATTCGTTAAATTATTATAAAAATGGAGGTTGGACTTGGTATGTACTGGGCGACGGTTAAAAATAAATATATTTAATTCAAATCGACTTTTTCGTTCTCGCCATAATCCTTTTTATTTAAAAAAGCCAACGCATAACGTTTGCTCAACTCTTTCTGCCATGGGCAGATGAGGTAATGGTGCGCCCCAAATAATACCATACCCCTAGGAAAACAACGCGAGCTTTTTTCGCAAAAAAAACCTAATTAGTATGGAAGTGGGGCGCATAATCTTTAAATTGTACGCCAATAATGGATATCCTCTATATTAATTAGAGTATCTAATATATTTTCATGCCAATATTTTCCACAAAAAGACGCTATGCACATAGTATCATTTTTTAAAAATACTAGAAATCTTGTATCATGATCAAGTGGGAATTTTTTATTATCATAGATTTTACCTGCTATAATTTCGTGATTAGACAAATAAACAGATCTTGATTGATATTTCCAACCATCAACATTTTCTTGTCTTAGTGAGCGATAAAATAGACCTCTACGTTTAAATCCACCATCATAATAACAATCTTCAAAAATTTCACCATCTTTAAATTTAATTTCTATACTTTTATCCGAAACTGGAATATAAAACTGACAATCCAACCATATGTCGTAAAGAATATTTGCAGGTGGCACAATCATTGGAACGGATTTAATCTTAAATTGATCTTCAAACTGTATCTTATATTGTGGCACGTCAACTTTTGGCTGAGCAGATGGAATCTTAGGTAATTCCATATAACCTTCAACGACTTCTGTCAAAGTTTCGAACTCTCCATCAGCAGCAACATACCATTGATCAATATTCTCATTATAATAACCAGTGACAAAATCTATCTGAAACACTTTTGTACGTTTTATTTTTATTAATACCATGCGTGTATTTTTTGGTTTTTCTTTATGCAATTCAGCTAGCGCAGTAATTACATTGCCTGATTCATCGGTATGAAGTTCTTGCCATGATTGAACATCGGCGCACCCTACAATTGCAGTAGCATATATGCCACTATTAATGTGCCATTTTTGTCCATCCTGATCAAAAAAACCAGTAGCATGTTGATTATTTTTTAGTTTAATCAAAACTGTTCGTATCGTATCTGGAAAATCAAAAGTCTGTTCAGCTAATTTCTCACCTGTAATTTTTTCATCAGTAAGTGGCAATTCTTGCCATGATTCCACGTCATTATTTGGGATCGAATAAAATTGATCGGTATATTTAGATTTCGAATTGGAAATCCAGAAGGAAGTTCTGAAAGAAAATCGGACATAATGAGCCACTACATAATCACCAGTAGTTCTTAATTTAATCAAAACATCTCGCCCAGTATTTGGAAAATTAAATTCTTCAGCAGGTTTATCACTCATGTCTTTTCCTTTTGTAGTATATATTTGGCTTTTCATTTCACATTATGTTATTTTTTCAACGTATCCGTTATCTATTAGCCATTTTTTATAATCAGTATCAAAATTTATTTTTTCTTTTCCTTGAGAATATACGATATCACTAACATACGACAATCGCAGAGCTTTTTCATAAATTTCCAACTGCTCATCAGATTTAATAATTTTCATGTCTGTTTCTAATTTTACACAATATTATAAGCATTGATTATCTCGCGCTCAACAATGCGATCATGACGATAACCACAGCGAGTACAAATACGTTTGTGAATGATTCGATATTCGCCACAGCTGTAATTGTAACGTGGAGTAATAGTATAATTATGTTTAATAAACTTGCAAATTAATTTCCCTATCATGATTTAATCCCCTAGTTTGATGTATAAACCTCGTTTACCAGGCGCTTGGCTGACTCGCGAGGCAGCACGCATAAAATACATGGCACAGCGTACCCAGCTCCGGCTACGCTTGACTTGATAGATATTGTACAGACCGAGAATGATATCATCAATTGACAATTCCGATTTATGATCAAACAATGTCAAAACATAACTATAATGCGTGCGAGTGATTGCACCACTTCGTTTGAGTTGTTTTTTAACATCGTCGGGCAGATTGTCATGTTTGATTAATACATCCGATGTGAGAGTCATTAATTTCTCGTTATTTTAATAATAATTAATTGTAATACAATTATTAACTCGTTGTAAAGACTTATTTAATAGCAAACTAACGCCATTCATCTTTGCAATTGGCATAACCCCTAGGATAATGACAATGCCAATTGGCAATTGGGAAACAGATTGTTTCCCAATTGCGATCCAAATTTTGAGCATAGGGGTCTAACTGATGGTAATTTTGGCGAGTTAGACCCCTATGCTCCCCGCTGATTTCCCGCAGCGGGGCAACCCCTAGGATATCTAAAATATGCCGTGCTTCCCCTGTTGATATCGGTTTTTCGAGTAGCCAAGTTAATAGACGTTGGCGTTATGCTTTTTTGGATTGATTAAATTTTCTCATGGCTTACCCCCTGTGAGCGAAATTCTAGCCAAGAATTAACTTGATGTTCCAACCAACCAACTGAATTTGAGCCAAGGTGGATAGGGGCAGGGAATTGTTTATCTCGTACCCAGCGAAAGACGGTGCTACGACTGATGCCTCCCAGCTTTGTTTTTAATGCAGGAAAACGGATAATTTGTGTTTGAGCATGTTGCATATTAATACCTCTTAAAAAGTTATGTTGAATTGACTCTCTAAAAGGTTATAGGTGAAAAAAAAGTGATCAACAGTTATTTTTTTATAAAATTCAGTTTATAATCAAAAAGATAAAGAAATATAAAAAATAACTAAGGTTATTTTGTTTTAATATTTACCTGGAGACCGTTTGATTAGAGACAAATTCAGCCATTTTTTGTATTTCTGGTTTAGAGCAAGGATTTCTCTTTTTTAATATATTTACATACACTCTGCACCCTGATAATAATTGTATTACATTTATTTTCTGGATCAATTAGTAGGATGAAGTGGTGAATAGATGTCATTTTTGATGTTGTTTTTATGTTGTTGTGGAGAAATTTAGACTGGAAATAGGTTAAAACTTAGCAAAAGTGGAGATTATCAATATTTCCACCTCCATATAAAAAATATCACAAAATATCCCAGGGATAATAACTTACTATATCTTTACAATTAATTAGTAGAATTACAATAATAATCTATTGCTATCGTCTACATTTACTGTATACTCAATCTATCAAGACAACAATTTTTGAGATTAAAATAACAAGAAGATAATTAACATGACCGAATTAATAATCCCAGACTTTTTCGCACTTAAAGATTTTAGAGATCAACTGGCAGAACGTGGGGTATATTCAAAAGATCCAGAGATTAAACATAAAGCTATTTTAATTAAGGCGATTGAAAAAGCTGCAAGAGGTTCTACAAGTAGCCTAAATTTTATTTGGAAAGAAGTTAAATATAATGGTTTTGATAAAGACGATTATTATGCAATAGCTGCGGCATATGAAAGTAAAACACATATAGTTAAATTAAAATACATGAATATTTCTCTAAATTTGAACGACTATACCACTGACTAATAAAAGGACAAAACAAAATGATTAATTATTACAAAGCAGAATCAGAAGGGGAAAATTAAGACAAAATAAATAAAAATTAAATGTAACTAAAACAGAAATATTAAAATATATAGTACATGGATTAACAATAGGAGAGCATTTATGAGTAAATATAACACGAAATCAATCATCAAGCTAAAATTAACACAACAACCATTTATCTCATCAGACTATGAGTATGAAGCTAAAGCTAAAAATATTAAAGATCTCGAAGACGAAGGCAATTATACAATATATTGGAAAATTATCAATGGAGAAATAATTAACGAAATATTGTGTATTGAGGATGAGCAGGACGCATGCGACTGGGATAAAATAGCACGCATAGAGCATTATGAGGAGGGGAAGATTTCTCCAAAAAATATCATTTTAGATCACTCAATCAGTTAAAATATTGTAAACAAAAAACGGAGACAACAAAATGTTAAAAAAAGATATCGATTTTATGTTTGAATTTGTCAATTATAGCGAAGATCCCGATTTAATTGCCTCATTTATTCATTGCTTTTTAGTGAAATATCCCGAAAAGAAACAAGATTTGATATCTATCATAAAAAAATATTGTATGGGAAAAGAAGCGCTCGATAAAGACGTTGAGGAATATATAATGAGCTGTTGTGACGCAGAAGAAGAGCTATAAAAAGGATAAAATATGATAGCAGAAAAAGACATTATTGAAAATTATCTTAAAATAATTAATCAGGACGAATGGAGTGATAATTATTATAAAAACAGACTAAATAATACATTATCTACAAATGACGAAGGCCAATACGAAAATACATATTTTGTACAACAAAAATTTGAGCAAGAAAAAATATTTTTGGTAGATAAATATTTTTCATAAAAAATTTAAAAATTAATAATAAAAGGAACAAGAAATGTCCAAAATATATACTACAATAACATTACGAGATACAGACCAATATTCAAAACTAATATATCTCGAATTAAAACAACGCGATGATGAAAAAATACCAATGGTATGATCAACATGAAAACTTAACGGGACCCGCAGGAGAAACAATCGAAGAAGCTATATATTTACTAGAACGTATTTATAGAGACTATACAATCTGGAAACTAAACAAAATTAAGAGGAATAAATAATATGAAAACAACTGAAAAATCCGCAAGAGAAGCTTTAGGAAAATGGGAAGAAATGCGCTCACATGGTTATGCGCAATCTATTGAAGCAAAAAGACAAAAAAGAATCGTTTTAAAATATTTATATGAAAATTACTTATCATTTAATACGGCAAATTTATTAAAATTAGGCTCAAAAGAATATGCTAAATATTTGTGCACAACAGGTTGTGGAGAATATGGAGGAATAGGCATTGAAACAACAGGTTATTATAATATCAATAAATTTATTTGTAAAAAATGCGTCAGGACATATCAATTTTTAGAAAATGAAAAAATAGCTGAATAAAAATAACTACAAAAAAGGCTTAACATGAAAACAATAAAATTAAACACATTAAAAAAAAATAAACAATAACAAGGAGAAGTCTCATGTCCACAAAATTACAAGCCTACAAAAACGACCCAAAATTAAAAGAGGCATTGATAGCCCCGTTGCAAGCGCATTATGATGCTGATGAAATCATAAAAGGTGTTTATTGGGAAAACGGCAAAGGGTGCGCCGTGGGATGCACGGTGTATTCTGACGATCATTCATTGTTTCTAGATCTGTATGATATCCCGTTAAAACTCGCATATTTAGACGACCGAATTTTAGAAGGTTTACCGAATAAATTATCGAAAAAATGGCCATTACAATTTGCAAAAGCGATTTCCGTCGGAAAAGATCTTTCTCAAATTTGGCCTAGGTTTGCAATCTGGTTATTGACTGATCCAGAATTTGGGGTGTTGCAATATGTGGATGAAAAAAGAAAACTTATTGGTCAGGAAGTAGCAGATACTTATAAAAAATCTTTGACTGAGGGAGTATCGGAAGAAGTTTGGAGAGCCTTACGTATCAAAGCTCGTGCTTTTGCTGTTGATGCTGCTGCCGTTGCTGCTGCTGTTGCTGCCGCCCCTGATGTTGCTTATGTGGGTGCTGCTTATGCTTTTGCTAAAGCAAAAAATTTCATCGCTCAATCAAAAAAACTTTTAGAACTATTATCAAATTAAAAAATGATTTCATTTTCAATATGAGGTTGAAAAATGCTAAAAAACGATAATGATTTGTTATATGTATACAATTTATTCAAAAAGAAAAAAGAAGTTTCATTTTTCATAAGGAATTTTATGACTGATTATCCAGATCATAAAAGATCCCTGGAAATGGTGATTAATCATGTAGAAAAAATCACCCTTAAAGAAGCTGCAACTTATATTGAAAATAGCATGATATGAGAAACCATGTTTCACGTAGAACATTTAAGGATTAAAAATGCCCAACTATATTTTAAAATCTCCGACAGTGTATGAACAAACGTTCTGCGCTAAAAATGATGGAGCAGCTAAACAATATGGCTCCAAATTACTAAATTATGAATTAAAATCAATCAGCATAACCAGGGAGGGCGAATCATATCCATTCACTCATCGAGAATTTTGGGAAAAAGATAATAAATTTGGCTGGAAAAAATGGACATAATATATAGTGTTGCGCATCAAAACCAAACCCAGAAAATAATAAAAGAAATATTTTTAACCAGTGTGCATGCGCAACAAAATGAATAATATCAGATTAATATTTTATTGACAATAAAATAATTAAATATAATATATCATCTGAATTAATTACTTAGGATTACAAAAATGAAAAAGGATCAAAAAATAATCAAACCAATTAAAAAAATAACAATCTTAACAAAATCAAAAAAAAACATGCAACCAGAGATAATAAAAACAAAATTTTTGGATCTGGAAAAATTTATTAATCCGCATTTCACCCCTTATTTTATTTCATTATCCCTAAATAAATTCATAACTTTAAACACTTCATTTACCCTATTAGTTGAAAAAGAATATAAGAACCATCATTTTGTTGATTTCTACTATTCACGATCACTTGAGCTTCTTGTTTTTGATTTTCTTATTGATAATAAGAATAATCCAACAGCCTCAAAAATATCTAAAAAATCTGGGAAAAATATTATGATATCATGTCGTTCGTTAATTGATTATTATAATATCGATATTAAAAAGTCCGTTGGTAAATATATGCCAAAGTTAAAACATATTAATCAAGACGGTTTGAGTGGAGAATATTACACTATATGTTTAAAAGATAGTCTTCCTTTTATGAAAAGATCATATAAAAATTTAAAACAACTTATATTAAAAAATGAATAAAATAAAAAAATTAGTTGAAAAAACAGGAAAAAGTTACAAACAATTTGGATCACTGTTTCCTGTTTCGAAGCAAACGATCTGGCGCTGGTGTACGGATTGCAACAGCGTCGATTATAAAAAACCAAACACAACTAACGCAAAAATAATATTAAGCATTGCTAAACATTATAAATTTGATTTAACACTGAATGAAATTTTGTAAAATTTTGTGCTTTGTATCTATTCACTAATTCGATAGCCTGATCTAATCCATAACAAACTACCGCACAATAACCCTCATCAATTAATATCTCAATCCATTGTTTTTGATTCGCAGTTAATTTACCCGTGGACGTTTTTAGCTCAATAAATAACCCATGATGATAACGATTAGCCTGTGGAATAAAAATATCGGGTATTCCAGATTGTACCCCCATTTTTTTAAATTTAACCGCCTCATGAATGTGCCTTCTACCGCCATTAGGCGTGTGCCAGTGAAATATTTTATTTAACCTGAGCCATTCCACAAATGCAATTTGAATTTGGTCTTCAGACGCCTCACAAGTCCTCATGCCCATATTAAGACTGAGTTGTCTGTGGAATTTTTCTTGTTACGCCTAATACTGCGTACATTTTAGACAAAGCGTCATTAGCGGTTTTATCAGCATGAGCGCTGATTAATTTTTCATCTTTTTCAGATAATTTTGAACTCAAAATGGGTAAGCCCTCTAATCTGATTAATTTTTGATAAACTTTGCCCTCTCTGAGTGCCTGTTTTTTATTCAGATCATAAATTCCAAGCAATTTTCGTTCACGGTCCCTAGATGGAAGATTAATAAAATTAAAAATATCAATGTTTTTACATACTTGAGCAACAAAATCATGTTTCAAATCACGATATCCCACACATTGATACACCAAATCAAAACTTGGGATATTCAATTCGTCCGCTGTATAATCGCAAAGTGATTTGAATTGCATAGCGTTAGGCGCGTATTCGCTGTAGTTGCTGCCATTTTCTTTGAGTCTCTGTAGTCCTACCCCTATCCGCATCAAACTAACGCCTTGTAGCGTGTCTAGCCACTCTAAGCGACGAAGTAGATCCGCGGCATAAGAATCGCTTTTTATTGACCAAATAAAATCATAACGTTTACTAAGTCGAAAAAATAAAACGTTTAGCCATTTTGGCAAATTTTTAATCTGTTCTTTAGCAAACTCGTCTAATTCTTGTTTTTCTTTAAATTTGCTGAGCTGATCTTGCATGCGTGAGACACTCGATATCGAGCTGACACATGTCGCTATATCGCTGCATAACTGCGCTTTTGTGAGATGTTGTGTGATGTCTGTTACTGTTTTCATGTGATGTTCCTACCCGTATTTCGTCGATCCAAATTTTATTTTGTAAATGTGTGAGCGCTTTTGGAATAAAATAAACAGTATTCTTACGAATATTTTCAATCCATTGAACATCTGTTTTTTTCCGTTTTCTCAAATCATCAATTATTTTATGTCCTATTTTTTCACAATCATTATTAAGCCATGCTTGTTCACATTTTGTTCGTGTGCTGGGTTGAAAATTCGGATGTTCTTTTAAAAAAGTTTCGAAATGCTCTGAAGAGAATCGCAACCGTTGATTGGGATTTTTTTGTTCAATATCAGAAATAATTTCAAAATTAGGATATCCCTCATTTTTTTTCATTTGCTCAATTTTTTTGCTTTCCTCAAAACCTGGATCTTGTACAGATCTAGATAATATATTTCTATTATTATTTCTATTTATATATATAGTATGATCATCCATGAGCGGATCTTGAGATCCGGTAATAAGCGGATCCTGAGATCCGGTAACATTTTTGGTCGCCGGATCCTGAGATCCGGTGATAGATTCAGTTAATAGACACAGTGAATAATAATTATCGCGCCATTTTTTAACTATTTTGATTATATTTTTTTCTATTAATTTTGTGATCAACGTGCGGACGTTGCGAACGTTCATAGCTAAATCTTTAGCTAGTTGTGTTTGATTTACTTTATATTCGGAATTAATTCCGTTACGTGATGCCAAATGAATGAGCAACATTTGCATGGCATAAGTAAGTTTTAATTTTTCAGATTGTCCTCTTATAAATAAAACAACATCGAGAACAGTGCAGCGAGTAGTTACAAATTTTTCGGTCATTATAAATCTCCTTTACGGCTTCTTTACAATCTTAACACATCCTTTACAGTTATAAGTATTGTTTAAAGCAGCAAGCAGAGTTACAATTTCCTTGTTCCTATGTTTTTTTGCTTAACAATTAAACTTAGTGAACCATAGATGGGGATCTATGTTTCGATTGTTGGTCGAGGCTCTACAATAGAGCCTCTTACTTCGTTTAGATTTACATTATTTTACGTAAAGGTCAATGACAAAATTTCAAATTTTCTTTCATTTTATACTCTTAAAAAGGGATATCATCATTAAATTGTTCATCAATAGGTAATTCAATATTAGCCATAGTGCTTTGTTTAGTATGAACTTTAGTTTCAATAGATGATATTTTTGGCATCGTAGAACCTAACCGTACACCATAATCTTTCACGTAAGCTTTTAAAATGTTATCTTTTTTGTCTAATTGATGGTCAATCAACAAAATACCTCGTTTTTTTAGAAAATCACTGTCTTCTAATTTTCCTGATGAATATGCCCCTAAAATTCTCATTTCTTCGCAAGCATGGCGTAATTTCCACTGCCAGCCTTCTGATACGATTAAACGATCGTACCAAATAAATTTTTTATGATTTGAGTCTAATTCTAGTTTGAGATTAAAATAGGCGCATTGAGGGCCTATCCCCTCTACACATTCGACTACCAAAAAATTATATTCCCCTTTAGCTAATAATTTAACGCTATCAGCTTCTAATTTACTGATAGGGGCATACGATATTGACATAATGTTCTCCTTTTTTATTAATTAATCGATTCTTTTTGTAAAATATCTAATATTTTTATGGCTATGTTGTACTCCTCATCGTTATTCGCATCAAAACCACTTAATCTAATCAGATCATGAGCTAAATTTTGAATTTTATGATTTGCATTAAATTCAACCCAATCATCAGCTGCAAAATCCTCAATGGTGAATATAGATTGGTCTAAATGCACATCACCATCGTAAGTCACCTCTATTAATTTTTTATAATCATGGTTTTCTCGAGTATAAATACCGATAGTTAATTGTTCAATTTTCATAATATCAGACCTCATTTTATTTGAACACTAACATCATGTTCTAAAATTGCACCCAAAATCACTTTGTTTTTTAGATCGGCCTTTAATTTTGCATTATCTATACTGATAGTGATTACTTTATACTCATCTGGAATTAAACTAGAATTAATAATATTAAGTTTTGCTGGATTTTGTCTTAGTTTTATTACAAAATGAGGAGAGCTTGAAATTTCATTAATTCCAAGCTTCTGTAATTCGCGTTTCAGATAAGTAATTTTCCAGTTAATCAACTTCTGCAAGCGCTGTTCACGCGCTTGCATTTGTTGTCGTGCCTTTTTAACCTGATCATGCTCGGCCTGAAGATTTTTAATAAAATAAGAAACATTAATAGCCTTATTTTCGAAATCATCTTCTAAATGATCTAATTCTTTGTACAGGGCAATATCAGCCTGATCGATACTGCCGTCTTCTTCATTAACACTGATTCGATTAAAAATTTCTAAATATTTTTCACTGATTTGATATAAACTAGCCATTATGCAGCCTCCTCTAATAAAAATAAGTCATTTTCGTTTCCATACGCATTAATGCAGTTATTAACGTACTCTAAATCATTATCAATATGTTTATCTTCAAACATTCCCATAGGCGATTTGGCAATACGAGTACCGTCATTTTGAGTCAAAAATAAATAACGACCATCCATCATCATAGTATGCAAAACTACTGTAAACATCCCTTCCAACGTCACTTTATCATCTAATAATTTACCGATTGTTTTGCATTTTAATTTTCCATTATCATCTAGATCGGAATGAGACAGCACATAGCAATTAAGATCATCACGTAATTTCGTCAATGTCATGATTAATTTCCAAGCATGCTGTCCTATCTGTGTAAATTTTTCAAAACCTTTTTCAGTAGCACGAGACATAAATTCATTACACATCGTGTATTGAAAATCATCAATAACCAGTATCTTAATATCAAATCGTCGAGCATTGATATAAAGTATTTTTTTAATAATATCATCATGATTATCCGTAGAAGCATAATTTCCCATAGGATTTTGTTGTGTGGCTCTAATATAATTTTTCTTAAATCCTCTGAACGGAAGTGGCTTATCCAATACATTAATGATAAATGTTTCAGAAGGGCTCAGATTTCTCAAAGATGTGCTTTTACCACTTCCCGATTCACCGATAATTAACGTGGTATTACTCATAATATTTCCCCTAATTTGTAATTAAAATTAAACAATAGTAAACAATGCTCATTAACAGTACAACTACAACAAAGTGTTGATATGTCATTAAGCATACCTCCGAGTATAAGTTTCTTCATATTGAGCACATTTACTCTCAACTAAAACATTTAAAGCATTTCCGAAATACGAGATTGCATCTTGCAATAAATTAGATAAAAACTCATCACGTTGTTCAGAATAAAGAGTGATCATATAAGAACTTAAATCTTTCCCAATAAGCGTTTTATAATTTTTGAACTCGGGAAGGGTTTCATCGGGATCATCCATCGCGGCTAAAAGATGACCTATGATACATTTCTTGTCACAATCGCTCATGTCATGAAAATTTGAATATTTGTAGATCCCTACTAAATCCTCAATGACATCTAAAAGTTTAGCAATTTCTTTTGATTTTTTAGTGCACCAATCTAAAGCTGATACCTGATATTTTTGTTCCAAATTAACTCCGTGTAACTTGCGATGTTCTGCAAGTGTAACCGAATTGTAAAGAAGTTGTAAATTATTTTGATTTTTCATTTTATCTCCTTTTGTTTATCTTGTTTTATATCGTCTTTTATGTCGATATGAAATAATCATAAATGTAAAATCAGAACGTGTCAATATGTCATTTTGAAATATTTAAAGATATTTGATTTTTATTTCAAAATGGCATACTATTCGTATGTGAAATAATTATTAAAGGTAGAGAATGAATCAACGAAAATTTTCAAAAAAAACTAAACAGGGAAGAATTTTAAAAAAAATACGTGATGTTCTTAATTTTACACAATTTGTTATATGCGAAAAAATTGAAATAAGTGAAAATATTAAAATAAGTCAAAGCGCTTGGGCAAATTATGAAGTTATGCGTAGAGAATTGCCTATATACCTAGCAAAAAAGATTGTTAAATTTGCACATGATCATAAAATTGAAATAAAATTAGAAGAATTTTACGAAGATGACCAAGATCAAGAGGGCTTATGAATTATACTCAATCACTGATAGAACAAAAAGGAACTAAAGAGTGGATCATCATTGATAATGAAAGAATTCTTGAAAAAATCGATATTTATAAAAATTATCATTATCTTATCATTTTTAATCCCATTGGTTTTCGATGTGCGTATATTTCTATTCCTCCTGGTAATTACTTTTTATGATCAGATTTGCCAAAATGAATATTTATTAGGATTTGATACCGCGCATCTATTTGATTTAATGGACATTGATAGCAGAAGAAAATATTATTTAAATAATCCTAAAGCTCGCGCTGCTAATCAATGATTACAATCAGATTTATTCTCAGGAATATTAGATCATCCCATGAAAGGAACCGTTCGTGATTTAACATTCGTAGAATCAGGATGTCATCACCTTATTGACAAAATTTATGAAATAAATCATAGAAAAGGATAACAAAAATGAAAAAATTATTACTAATTCCATGTCCAGATTTAAAATATCATAAAAAACCACTAAAAGATCAACCTGGATGCGAAGCTGAAGAATGTCCAGAATGTTCTAAAAAAATGTGGGTAAGTTCAAAAAAAAGAATGGTTCGTGAACAAGCAGAAATAGAATATAAATTTTTATGTTATCCGTGTATGAAAATCTATATTATTTCAATAGCAAAATCACCTGATAATAGTCTAAGGACAATAGAAACAATTAATTTATAATCGATTCATAAAAATGTTCTATCACATGTTTAATATCAAAATTCATTTTTGCTGTAAAAAGAACGCTTATCATCACAATAGCCGCCGCCCAGCGCAACAAATTAAAGGGGGACATCTGAAGAAGTCCCCATATAAAATTAAATCGATGCTCACGGAAATGCTCTCTAGTTTCCAAATAGAGCAGTTTGCTCGAAATTCCTTTTAATTCCTTTTTTAAATCCAAATGCAACCGCGCCAATGATTCTTCATTATGATCGATTGAGCTACGACATTCTCCTACAGAAGCTGAAAGCAAAATAATTTCATTATAAATATTATCTAAAGACGCGGCTACCATTGGATTTTGTTTGATCATTTTTATGCTGCCTTCTTCTGCGGCTCTTCCTCTTCATCATTAGAGGGAACAGGTGTCGGTGGTAATGGTGCTTTCACTAATTGTTCAGCTACCAAGTCTAATTGATTAATGAACGATTTAATATCATCATGCGATATTTTCGGATGTATCGCCTGTGAAATTATTTTAGAGGCTGTTTTGTACAATTCTGCCATTGCTAAAAAACTCATATTTATCTCCTAAAAATTAATTTAAAATGAACCCATAACTGAAGTCAGTACCCACGTCAAACTATAAGTACCATCACCATTATTAACGGCAGTTTTCAAGTAAAATAAATCACCTGTTACCCTATTTCTAAACCATAATATTTGATTGGGATCATAATATCCTGGATTAATAGTAGGCTCTAGAGATAATGGATCTCTATCCGCTGTATAATAATTCATTGCCCCAGTTACATAATTGGGATCATCATTAATTTTTGCAATCTTTTGTATTGATATAGATCCACTGCTGGGTTTATTGACTGCGCAATATGCTCCAAATGACAACGAAACTATTAATAATGTTGACAATATATACTTTTCCATTTTCTTCTCCTATTTTAAATAGTTAAATTGGATGAACTATCCAATAACCTAGCGTTGATGTATCAAGAGTCCCTGAAGATGATGTTATAGTGAAAGAAATACCGTTGCTTATTGTGTACGAATAAGTTCCAACAGTTCCACCAGCAACAGTTCTTGTAAGAAAAATTAAATCTCCTGTTTTGGCACAAGACGTGTTAATTGTGGAAGTTGCCCCTGATAATGTGACTGTACCAATACAGGCATTTGTTCCAGATTTTACATAAATAGATGTTCCCGCATCTGCTAATTGTAAATTACCGGACGGATCAATTATCACATCATAACTATCGCTTACTGCAACTTGATTTTTGACAAAAAATGCGATATTAGCATTATTAGCACCCAGTCTTAACCAATTCGCATTGCCTGTTGAGTACATGCCCATATCCGTTCTGCCGGAAGTTGCCGTTGGGCCTACTTGTCCCACGCGAGTACTAAACGCTCCACTATAAAAGTTCACAGAATTTAAATTGGCTATTTGTTGCTGTCCACTGAGTGTCAATAAATTAGTGCTTGGATTGTAAGTTAGACCCGCGCTGGTTACGCCAGCTTGATACGCCGTGGTGTTTGTTGGGAATAAGAACGGATAATAGGTGGCATTTGTTGTGCTGGCTGACGAAGAGACGGCGGTGGCATTCGTGG